ATCTACACACAGGCCCGGATGCGGATCGCCGACTACCACGGCGACATGCTCTGGGGCTTCACCCCGATCTCCGAAAAGCTGGGCTGGGTCTTCGACGAGATCCACGACGCCGCGGTCGAAGAGGGCGAGCAGCTCTCCGAGCGGGTGTGGATCAACGAGGAGGAAGGGCTGCTCTTGGTGCAGGCCTCGATCTACGAGAACCCACACCTTTCCGAGGAAGGCCGCGAAGACGCGATCAAAGGCATCCGGGGCGACCAGCGCGCGGCCGTCACCGAAGGCGCCTTCACCAATGCCAAAGGCCTCGTCTACGAGACGTTCGATCCGCAGGTCGGCGGCATCCACGTCGTCCCCGAAGAGTGGATCGACGAAGACCTCGTCAAGGGCCTCGAACATCTCGACACGATCGACCCCGGCCAGGTCGAGACGGCGATCCTCTTCACCGGGATCGACAAGCACGGTCGCGTCGTCGTCTACGACGAACTCACCCTCTCCGGCAAGACCGCAGTTCCCGAAGCCGCGGCCGAGTCGATCGCCAACAAACGCGAAGGCTGGGGCCTGCCGGAGGTCTGCAAGTACACGATCATCGACCCGGCCGCCCGCTCCCGCGACCTGGGCTCGGGCGAGCGCGTCGGCGAGCAGTGGGTCGCTGCCGGCATTCCGGTGATCTACGGCAAGAACGACCTCGAGGCCGGCTGCACGGAGATCGAACGTCGCTTCAATCACCGCGTCGACGACGGTGAGGGCGGCACCAAACCCTTCCCACTGCTCGTGATCTCCTCGCGCTGCACCGGCCTGATCCGGCAACTGCGTCGCTACCGGAAAAAGCCCAAGGAGGACGGCAGCTTCGGGGTGGTCAAGAAGGACGACCACAAACCCGACGCGCTCCGCTACGTCTGCATGGAGCGTCGCGTCCCCGTCAAACGTAAACGCCGCCGCGGGCACTCGCAAGCGTGGACGCCCGGCACCGCTCCTCCCTACGTCCCCCAGCAACGACGTCGCGGCACCGTCATGGGCCGCTTCACCTGAAAGGACTCACGTGGACCCGAAACTCGTCACCCTCCCAGCTCACAACTCCAAGCCTCCGCACACTTGCGTCGTCACCGGCCGGCGCGATGGCGAGGTCGTCGACTTCCAAAAGGACTTCGACGGCATCGACCCCCACATCTACATTCGCCGCGAGCGCGTCGAAGTGGCGGGGGAGGTCTGCGGCATGGTCCGCCAGGCCGAGGTTGACGCCCTGCGGGACGAGCTCGTCGCCGCTCGAGAGGGGATCGACCGCCTGACGGCGATCGTGGCCGGCGGCGAGGAGTTGTCCGCCGCGGAAGACAGACTGCGGCAGGCCCTTGGCCCCGCACCAACGGAGGAGATCCAATGAAGAACACCCTGCTTGCATCCGAAAAACGTGTCGCCACCGCGGTCAGCGAGGACCAGAACACCCCCGCCGCCCAGCGCGGGGTGATGATCGTCCTCGACGTCACCGCGGCGCCCAACGCGAACGACACCCTCGCGCTGCAGCTCGAAGTGCGCGACCCGGCCTCGGGCAAGTACGTCCCGCTCACCGCTTTCGCGGTGAGCAAAAAAGGCTCCGAAATCCAGGCCGGCACCACCCTCGTCTTCACCCTCTACCCGGGCGCCGCCGAGACGGCCGCGCTGGGCAACCACGAAGTCATGGCCCTGCCGCTGCCGCAGAGCTGGCGCGTCAAAGTGACGCACTCGGCCGCGGGCGAGTGGATCTACTCGGTCGGAGCCTCAACGCTCCGCTGAGCCCTACGGACTAAGGAGACAAGATGTTTCGAGCAACGGTTGGACGGATCGCGATCTTCATCGACGCGAGCGCCGAGTTCCCCAAGGAAGTCCTCAACGCCGCGGGCGGCGACATCTTCCACAAGAACGCAGAGGACGTCGACTCCGGCGACACCAAACTCGCCGTCGGGGAAACCGTCGTCATCACCGAAGGCACGTGGTTCGTCTCCACGACTTCGGCCGAGGGCGTCTTCCGCGAACTGAAGATCGGCCGCTTCCAAGACGTCGCTGCTGCCGGCGACATCACGGCGGGCGACGACGTCACGGTCGGCGACAAGCTGATCGTCAACGGCGAGGCCGAACTCAACGGCGACCTCAACCACGACGGCGCCAAAGTCGGCTTCTTCGGGACCGCCCCGGTGGCGAGGAAAAACCTCAAACCGGCGGCGGAAGTCACGGCCAAAGAAATCGCCGAAGCCCTCGAAGCGTACGGGCTGACCGAATAGCCGTGGCCCTCGCCTCGGTCCCCCTCATTCTCGCGCTGGTTGCTCTGCTCGCGTACCGCGAGCGGGGCGCCCAGCGCGAGCGTGAGGCCGATCGGCTCTTCCGCGAAGCCCTCGAGCGGAAGATGATCGAGGAGCGCCAGGAGGCCGCGGAGGAGCGCAGGAACCTCTACCAGCGCATCCAGGCCCCGGAGGTCGCAGTACACGAGGCGCAGCTCGAGGCGCGACGAGCGCGCCCCTACACGCCGCGTAAGCCGATCGGGGCCGACGACGACGCCGCCTTCGCCGAGCGCAGCAGGGCACGGCAGGCGAAGCGTGAGAGCGAGGTAGAGGGTGGCTGAGGTAGCCGAAAAGCCCGAGGCCAAGAAGGACGAGCCCCGCGGCGAAGAGAAGATCCCCACCAAGGTCGACGAGAAACTCAAGCGCGGCCGCGACGGGCTCGCCGAAGTAATCGCCCGCCGTCAGCTCGGGATCAAGTTCGCCAACGGCAACCACTTCGCCGAGCTCGACGAGGCCGGCACCAAAGTCATTGACGTCTCGACGGCGACGATCGCCCAGGGCGGCGAAAAGCCCGACCACCGGGTGCGCCGATCCAACGACATCATCTCGCCGATGTTGAAGCGGAAAATCTCCTCCGCGACCCAGCGAGATCCCGAATGGGAATCGACCGCGGTGACGAGCGACCCCGCCGATTACGCCGGCTCGAGGATCGCCGGCCGCCTCGCCCTCGCCGGCTACGAGCCCTGGGGCTTCCCGGTCGCCGAGCCGAAGGCGTTGTGGTGGGCGATGGTCACCGAGGAAGCCTTCGGCCGCGCTGCCTGGAACCCGAACGTCGGCCCCTACTCCGACGTCTCCACCCACCCGCAGGCCGACGAGGTCGTCATGGAGGACGACGGCGAAGGCGGCCAGCGGGAGACGCGCCCCTACCAGGGCCAGCCCGATCCCGAGAACCCGACCTTCCGCGGCCGCGGTGAGATCGCCGTCACGATCTACTCCGGGCTCGAGGTTCTCTGGGAGCCGGGCGTCGACTTCGAGCAGAGCCGCTGGTACGCCGTCGAGCACGTGCGCTCGATCGAAGAGGTCGAAGAGGAACCCGGCTTCCTGGCGATCCCCGGCGAGAAGCTCAAGCCCGACGCTTCGACCTCCTCCGATCGCCGCACCCCCCGCGAGAAGAAGGGCTCCAAGCTCTGCATCGTCACCGAATACTTTGAACGGCCCTGCCCGAAGTACCCGCGGGGCCAGTGGGGCACCTACGCCAACGGCCGCAAAATCTTCAAGGACGAGGACTACCCCTACGAAGACGGCGAAGGCAACATCGTCGACCGGCCCTGTCTGCGCCGGCTGATCTACGACGTCGACGGCGCCAACGATCGCGCCCGCGGCCTCGTGCAGAAGATCATCGACGTCGTCCGCTCCTACGACCAGGCGATCAACAAGCAGTCGGAGTACAGCCAGATCGGCCTCGTCGCCCAGATCCTCGCCGCCGAGGGTGTGTTGCTCACCGACCCGACCGACGAGCCCGGCCTCGTCGTCGAGTACGACCGTTCACTCGCCAACGGTGAGAAGCCCGAATGGCGCGAAAACATCGAATTCCCGAACGAGCTCTTCGAGATGGAAGAACGCGCCGAGGCCCGTTTCTCGAAGATCACCTTCGACCAGGACATTCCCGCCCAGGTCGAATCCGGCAAAGCGATCGGCCAGGTGACCGAACTCAACCGCGCGGCCTGGCAACACTTCATCGACGACTTCGATCGCTTCCGCTCGGGCCTGATGTCGGACTGCCTCGTGATCGCCCAGCGCAAGTACGGCGCCGACCGGATAATGAAGTTCCGGGGGGCGACGGGATGGGAGCCGGTCGGCGACTTCGAGGGCGCCGACATACGCAACCAAACCGACGTCGCGGTCAAGCAGACGGCGACGGGGCTTATGACGCGGCCGCAGATCGAACAGCGGATCATGCAGCTCGTCCAGGTCTTCCCCGGCGTCTTCAAACCCGAAGTGGTGATCGAGGCCCTGAGCTCGGCCAACCCCGAGAAACTGATCCAGGGCTACGAGGAAGACGTCGGCCGCGCCCACCGGGTGATCGAGCAGCTCCGCGATCAGACTTTCTGGAAACAGCCGCTCCGGCCGGCGCTGCCCGGCGAGGAAGTGCTCGAGGAAGTCGACGGGCGGCCGATGGTGCCGGGCTGGCTGCCGCGCCCCTTCGACTCCCTGCCGATTCTCAAAGCGGCGATCGAGAACTGGATGAAGACCGACGATTGGGATCGCTCGCCGGCCAGGGTGAAGAACGCCTCGCTCTTCTACTACCAGAAGATCATCGACCTCGAAACCCAGGCCCAGCTTCGCCAGGAAGAAGTGCAGACGCAGGTTGCCGAAGAACAGGGGATGCAGAACGCCGGCAAGGAACCCGGCCCCAAGCCTTCGCCCTCTCTGCCCGGCGGATCTCCCCAGCCCGGCGGCGGCAACGGCGCAGAACCGCCGACCGCCAACGAACCCGGCGAATAACACACTTACCCGGACAAGGGTGTCGGCCCTCTGCAGTAAGCAGAACAAGGCCCCGCCCCCCGACCAAACCAGCGGACAAGCTCTTCACCGAGCCCCGCGCCGAGTAAAGGAGTAACACCGATGAAGGACAACGTGCCCTCCGCGATCGAGCGGAACAAGGCCGTATCCGACACCCCCCCGATGCTGGACGAGGTACTTGCACTCGCGCCGGCACTCGAAGCCCGTTGGTCCGACGAAGCCGCGACAACCCCACCGGAGACGCTCGTATGTCGAGCCGAACCTGGGGCCGAGGTCGAGCCGGGTGCGGAGGGAGAGACGGGGGCGGAGGTAACACCCGAGGACGGCAAACCCGCCGAGGGTGATGAGGAGGAGTCCTTCATCGACTCCTTCGACCTCGAGAGCGTAGACCCGGCGGCCCGTCCGGCGGTGGAGGCCCTGCAGCGTGACTGGCAGGGTCACTACACCAAAAGGCGACAAGCTGATCGGGAGGAGCTCACCGAGGTCAGGCGTGAAGCCGAACAGTCGCAGGCGCTTATTGAGGGCCTGCGCGACCCCTCAACCATGCCCCACTACCTGCGGCTCATGGGCATCGACCTCTCCGACCCCAAAACCGCCGAGCTACTCGGCGTCCAGGGTGGCGGCGGGGCCGAGGACCAGGAGCTGCTCGATCTGCTCGACGACGAGAACGACGTCGAGACGCGCCTCGAGAAAATCGAGCGTGAACGGACCGAGGAGGGCGAGGCTCGGGAGACTGCCAAAATGGAGCAGGCTCTCGACGATCTCGCCGACCAGGAGCTCGAGAGAATCGAAGGGGCATGGGGACGCGAGCTCGACGACGACGAGGACGCTTTCGTGCGACACCGCGCGGAGGCGAACCCCGGACCCGACGGGCTCCCTGACTACGAGTCAGCCGCAGCGGTACTCAAAGGATTCCTCGCTCGCCGCGAGCAGGAATTCGCCAAGCGGCGCTCGGAACCGGGACGGGGTGCACCGGGTGGTAAGCCCGGCGGCAAGGCGCTCGACCCTAAAAATGACGAGGACCGTCTCGAGCTTGGCGCAGCGGCCGCCGAGAGAGCGATGGCCTCGCAGCAGCAGTAACAGAAAGGAGTCTCTTTCGCATGCAGAATGCAACGGCGTTTATCGCCGCAATGAAAGAGACGTGGCTGAGTGACTCGATCGAGAACAGTGTCTTCGTCGGAAGTCAACTGCTCGATCAGTTCACGAAGCTCACGCCCGAGGGCGAAAACGGTGACACTTGCCGCGTCACCGTCCGCACCGGCCTGTCCGGTGGGTTCTCGGCGGTGCCACGTGACGGTTCTTCGGAACTGAACGAAGGCACCAACGTCGTCACCAAACGTGCGGATTACCTGTACTCGCACAACTGGTTCGACGTCATCATCGAGTCGGCCGTGATCGACGAATCCGCGACGTCCGCTCTGGCAGTTGCCAAAGCGGTCGAGACGGAGCGTCAGGGCGCGGTCGATGGCATCAAGCGGCAGTTGCAGCGGGGCCTGTTCTCGGACGGGTCCGGCATCATCTGCTCGCTCGAAGACAGCGAAGGTGCGAAAACCACCCTCGTCGTCGCCGGGGACGGCGCCAACGCTCTCAAGCGTGGGCACCTGTACCCGGGCCTCAAGATCGACATCGGCACCGTGGCCGACGAGGACAACCTCGCCGGCAACCGCGAAATCACGGCCGTCTCGGTAGCGAACGGGACGATCACGATCAGCGGCGCGGGAGTCGACACCGAAGAAGACGGCAAATTCTTCGTGTCGATCTGCAACGCGCGAGCGGGTGCAAACTCGTTCGAGGTCGATGGGTTGCTGGCGATGCTCAGCGACACCACGGAGTACGGCGGCATCGACCCCGCCGAAGTGCCCACCTGGGCGGCCTTCGTCGACGACACGGCGCAGGACGTCTCCACGAGCCTCATCTACGAGCTGGAAGACGAAGTTTTCCAGACCTCGGGTGAGGAGCCGGACTGGTGCATCGGTTCCGCGAAGCAGATCCGCATCCTCAGTGAAGAACTGCAGGCGCAGGTCCGCTTCAACGGGTCCGAGAGCTACAACACCGGCAAGCGGAATGGCCTGACCACTCCGCAGGGCACCCCGATCGAGCGTCACTTCGACTGCCCCGATCGGGCGCTGTTCATGCTGCGGAAAAAGGACCTCGGGTCCATCCGCAGCAAGCAGGGGCCGCAGTGGGCCTCGCCGGAGATGATTCGGCACCAGGAGGGAACCACCCGGTTCCGGGGCGACATGTTCTGGCGGCTCAACACCGCCCTCCTTCGTCGCAATACCCACGGGGCTGCGACGAAACTCAACTAGCGGCTCGAGGGGCGTCCCCATTGCCGGGGGGCGCCCCTCTCGCTGGTTGTACGACCTTCGACCCTCACCAACGTCACCGACCAAAGGAGCACACAGTGTTCAAGCGATTTTTCAATCGCCTCTTCCCGCCCTTCGCCTTCGCCGTTGCCTCTCTCTCGGCGCTGGCGATCGGCGAGCGCCCCCGCCCGAAGGCCCCTCCGGGCAACCTGAAGCTGACGGTCACCCCCGTCACCTTCCCGACCAAATACCTACAGGCCGACAAACTGACGCCGGCCGACGTCGGGCTCGAGCGGGTCGTCTACGGCTACGCGGTCTTGACCTCGATCAGCAACGGCGCGGTCAACATCGCCAACGTGATCTACGACCCGGACGAAGAAACCCTCAAGCTCTTCGACGAGACGCCGGCCGAGGTCGCCAACGAAGCCGAAGTCAAAAAACCGACCGCGCTGGTCTTCGCCTACGGGAGCTGATCGACGATGCCCACGACCCCGGCTGGGCTGATCGTTCCGGTCAGCCGCGAGGAGAGAATGAGGGCGATCAACGCCCTCCGCGAGCGCATGGAGGAGGAGGTCGGCGACGACCCCAAGGCCCAGGCCCTCGAGCGCGAGCTGCGGACGATCGACGATCGCTTCCGCGTCGTGCGGATCTCTCCTCGAGCCGGGGAGTTGCACCCGCGCGAACGGGGGTCGGGCGTGATCCCCGGCCCCTGGCATCTCAACTTGCTCACCCACCCGCAGAACGCCTACTTCCCGATCTGCGGGCCGAATTGGGAGTACCGCGAGCCCGAGCTGGCGATCGTCGAGGAGATGAAAGAGCGCGACCTCTGGAAGCCGGGCGCGCTCGAGAAGATCCGCACCGCCGAAGAGGAGGAGGAGTCGCGTCGGGTCCGGGCGGCGATCCTCGAGAAAGAGCAGGGCGAAGACGAAGTCGCCCTTGCCTACCGGGCGGCGAAGCGGGTGGCCGGCGACGGCGGTGAGCATCGTCGCTTCGACCGTGGTGAGGGCCTTCCCTACGCGGGCGGGGTCAGCTTCCCGAAGTCGTCCGACTCGGGCCTTCTACTCCCTGCGGGGGCCTGACTTGAATCGCGAAGAAATCAGAGAAGAGCTGATCGCCTCGGGGGCGGAAAACATCAACGCCGAGCCCGGCGGCGAAGACCGGATCAACCGCTGGATACAGCAGTCCTACCGTGAGATTTGCGACTTCAAGCCGTGGCCCTTCCTCTTCGACTCAGACGAAGGGGTGGCGCCGCTGACGATCGCCGACCTGGGCCACGTCGTCGCCGTCGTCGACGTCGCCACTCGCAACGAGCTCGAACCGATCACGATCAACCAGCTCCTCCTCGGCGACCCCACCCAGACCGGCACCGGCAAGCCCGAATACTGGTTCACCGAGGACGGGGAAACGATCAAGATCACCCCCTCGGGCGCGGCGATCGTGGTCCGGGTCCTCTACCGCAAGAAGCCGGCCCTGCTCGAAGACGGCGACGTGCCGATCTTCGACGAGGACTATCACGACATCATCGTCACCCGCGCCCGGGTGAAGGTCTACAAGGCCACCGACAACCTCGAGGCGGCCGCGGAAATGTTGAAGGACTACGAACGCGATCGCGACGGCATGGTCCACTCGCTGATGAAGCTCAACTACGACAAGGAGTATCGCCTCACCCGAGCGGGTCGCCGGGGCGACTACCTCTAGATGCCGGGTCCGGAGCCAATCAGCCTGACGCCGACCGGCGGGTTGGTGCTCGACCGTCCCTTCGCCGAGGTCCCCCCCTCGAGCGCAGTCGACTTGCTCGACGTCGATTGGGATGCGCGGGACGTACTCGGCTCGAGGATGGGGGCGGTGAAATTCTCCACCGAGGCCCAGGCCGAAAACTACGACGTGATCTTCGGCGCCGGCACCTTCTTTGAACCGCTCGGCGAGAAATTTGCCCTCCTCGCCCGCCGTGGTGAAACCTTGGTGCAGATCGACGAGACGGGCAAAGAGGCGGGCACTACCCTCAAAGTCAAAGCGGGACTGCGTCTCAATTTCTGCCAGATGGGTCGGGCCTCGCTGACGCCGATCACCTACATCGCCAACCAGGACGCGAAGGTGCAGAAGTTCGACGGCGAAAAATTCTCCGAACCGACCGCCACGGTCGACGGCGAAGCGGGGAAAGACATGCCGATCTGTCACTTCCTCGCCGACTGGCAGGACGAGGGCAACCGGCTCGTCTACGCGAACACCGGGCTGCTCGGTGCACCGGCCGGCGCCGCGGGTGGCCCCTCCCACGTCTTCTTCTCCGAGCCCGGTGAGCCGGAGAAATTTGAATCGACCGCCTTCGTCGAGCTCAACCCCGGCGACGGGCAACAGATCCTCGGCATGGTCACCTGGGGCCGGCAGCTCTTCGTCTTCAAGGAAACCTACGTGTGCGTCTTCTACGGGATCTCCGAAAACGTCGAAGGCAAACCGATCTTCAACTTCAGGACGATCGACCTCGGCACCCGCGCGATCGCTCCTCGAGGCTCCGGCCCCCCGCACGTCGTCGCCGGCCGGGAGGGCGTCTACTTCGTCGCCGAAGACGGGATCTGGGTGACGACCGGCGGCCCCCCCGTCCTCGTCACCGATCAGCTCGACCTCAACCGCTCCCGCCGCGAGTCGCGCACCGAACTCGGCGGCGCGGACTGGCCCTCCTGGTTCCACGTCAAGGGCCTGCTCTACATGGCCGGCTGCCTCTACGTGGGCATCCAGCATGGGATCGCCGAGGACACGTCCGAAGACATCGAACGGGTCTTCAAAATCGACCTCGCGACGGGCCGCGTCACCTATTGGAAGACGAGCCTGATGGCCTTCACCCGCTGGGCGTCGACCTTCAACGGCACCCCGCGGGTTTGGTTCTCGGGCTCGGGCGCCAACAAGGGTGTGTACTTCTACACCCCCGAAGTCGACGTCGACCCGACCGTCGATATGGAACCGTTCTTCGCCTCCGGCGGGTATGACGTCGAAGACGTCGACGAAAAGACGCTGATCCGGGTGAAGGCGTGGGGGTCGGGCGACGTCGACCTGCAGACGAGCGAAGACTACGGCGCCTTCGGCGATCCGAAAACCCTCAATCTCGGCGTCGGTCCGGCCGTCGCCCAGGACGCCCCGCAGAAGCAGCAGACGGCGACGATCTTCGCTCACCGCTTCTCTGGGGACGCCCCGTGGTCGATCCAACGCTTTGCCCGCTACCTGCGCGAGACGCGCGTGAGTGAGACGCAGAAGGGCTCGTGACCAAGCCGCTGCCCCAACGCGACGTCGAGGCGCGGGTCACCCGCTCGGGGAAGGCCCGACTCACCGCCGTCGACCGCAAGGTGCTCGCCCAGGTCAAGGACGAGGAGCTCAAAAAGGCGATCGCCGAGCTCCTGATCTCGACGCGCGAGAGCCAGGAGAATTTTCAGGAGATCGAGCAGTGGTTTCCGATTCAACCCGCCGACGTCGCCGACGTGCTCCGCAACCAGGCCGAAGGCTTGGAGAACACCAAAG